AGGAGAACTTGTTACCCTTACAGGTGGCACAGGGCTTGGCAAATCCAGTATCACAAGAGAGCTTGAGCATTGGATTATTAATAACACTGAGGACAATGTAGGTATTGTAGCCCTTGAAGAAGATTACTTGAGGACTCTTGATGGGATCATGTCCATCGAGGCTGACAGTAAACTCTTTATTGACTCAGTGAGGGATGAGTTTAATCCTACTTTAATTAAACAAATGTACGATAAGTTGTTTAACAATGACAGGGTCTGGGTTCATGCTCACTTCGGTGCTACCGACATCGAAGAGATATTTTCTAAGCTACGCTTCATGATTGTAGGCTGTGATTGTAAGTGGGTTATCGTTGACCATTTACATATGCTAGTTGCAGCCTCAGTGGAGGGAGATGAGCGGCGTACTTTAGATAGCATTATGCATAGACTTAGATGTATAGTAGAAGAGACAGGGGCAGGTATGATACTTGTCTCTCACCTCAGAAGAGTTGAAGGGAACAGTGGTCATGAGAATGGTGTCAGTGTAGGTCTTAATCACCTTCGAGGTTCCCAAAGCATAGCTCAGCTATCTGATTGTGTTATTGCCTTAGAGCGTAATCAACAAGCAGAGGATGACATTGAGTCGAACACTACCCATATGAGAGTTTTAAAATCTAGATACACAGGTGATGTAGGTATGGCTGCTCACTTATTATATCATAATGATACTGGTCGCCTATCAGAGATAGATCCTGAAGACGAACTAGGAGAAGAAGTACTATGAATAAAAACTTAGTATTCGATGTAGAGACAGATGGGTTAGATCCTACAGAAATATTCTGTATTGTAACCTATGATGTTGATACAGGAATCACACAGACATTTGCACCTTCGGAGCTAGATGAGGCTTACAGGCTGCTACTTAACTGTGACAAACTTATCGGACACAATATAGGTAACTATGACATACCAGTAGTAAAGAAGTTAGCAGGTGTAGACTTAAGCGAAAAAAGAATAATAGATACGTTAATATTATCTAGGCTGTTTAACCCTACTCGTGCAGAGAATCATAGCCTTAAGAGTTGGGGTTACCGTCTTAACTTTCCTAAGACTGAGTTCGATGAGTTTGATTCTTACACTCCTGAGATGCTTGAGTACTGTAAGAATGATGTGCTGCTTAACTATAAAGTATACGAAGCTCTCCGCAAGGAATCCCGTGGCTTCTCTATTGACTCTATTAACTTAGAGCATAAGGTATCTAAACTTCTAAGAGAGCAGGAGGATACAGGATTCTTATTCGATCAGCGAGCAGGTATGCTGTTACTGGCTGAGCTTAACGAAAAGGTCGAGGCTATAGTTACAGAAGTACATAAGGTGTTTAGACCTAAACGAATAGAGACTAAAGTATATCCGAAGAGAACTAAAAGCGGTGCTTACGGTAAGCTTGGTGAGACAATGGAAGGTAAGCAAGTAAGACTAACTGAGGATGAGCGTAAGCGCATGCTGTCCAGTGGTTATATTACTTTAGTTAAAGTTATAGACTTTAACTTAGGCTCTCGTAAACAGATAGGTGAGTACCTTCAAGAGTTTGGGTGGAAGCCTAAAGACTTTACACCTACAGGTCAGCCTATTATTGATGAGCCTACTCTTAAAAAGATTAAAGGTATTCCCGCTGCGCTTCTAATTGCAGAGTATCTTATGTTGCAGAAGCGTGTATCTCAGATAAACAGTTGGTTCAAAGAGCTAGCAGAAGACGGTAGGGTTCATGGTTATGTTAATCATAACGGAACTATTACTGGTAGGATGACCCATCGCAACCCTAACATGGCGCAGATACCTAGCTCTAACGCCCCTTATGGTAAAGAGTGTAGAGCTTGTTGGATTGTACCTGCTAAACATAAATTAGTTGGCATTGATGCTAGTGGTCTTGAGCTACGAATGCTTGCTCACTATTTAGAAGATGAGGACTTTACAAATGAAATTCTCCACGGAGACATACACACAAGTAATCAAAAAAATGCAGGACTTGAATCTAGAAATCAGGCAAAGACATTCATTTATGCACTTATATACGGAGCAGGAGACGGCAAACTTGGAAGTGTGGTTGGAGGAAGCAACAAAGAGGGCCGTAGACTTAGAGATACTTTCCTTAACAATCTCCCGACATTTAAATCACTTATCAAGCGCGTTGAAAGAGCGGCAGCAAAGGGCTATATCAAAGGGCTAGATGGTCGCAAGATTATTATTAGATCCGCACACTCTGCACTTAACGCTTTGTTACAGGGGGCAGGTGCTATTGCTATGAAGCAAGCCTTAGTTATATTTAGTGAAAGCATTAAGCCTTACAATGCTAAGATAGTAGGTAACATTCATGACGAATGGCAAGTAGAAGTTCCAGAGGAACATGCTAATACGGTGGGTAAGCTAGGTGTTGAGGCTATAATAGCCGCAGGGTTACACTTTGAAATGCGCTGCCCTTTAGATGGTGAGTATTCAATAGGAGATAACTGGAGTGAAACACACTAATAAATATGGTAAATATGAGTATACAGTTTGGGGCGAACAATACGCATGCGATGACTGTTGGTTCCCAGTTGAAATTATAACAACTAAAAGTTTAAATAAAACTGCATCTGCATGGGAATACGCCCTTGAATGTGAAGAACTAAGCAGTGTTATTATAGAATTTTGTCTTGTAAAAGATAAGAAAAAAGAAAGTTATCCTATTTATAGATTATGTCCTTGGACAGAAGAAGAAACTTTTGTTCGTACTCACACGGAGTCTGACTAATGAAGCATACTAACTATAAGTTTGAAGACGGTGAGTGGTGGTATTATGGACAAGCAGATGGAAGACGTAGACTCAAGGCGCACCAAAAGAAAAACAAAACCAGAATGTTTATTGGTTCTAAATATATCAGCAAGAGTGTGCCTTATCATCAAGAAGGACGTTATAAAACTACTGCTGATGTAGCCTTTGCTAAGATGGCAGAAGGGCTTCCTGCTAAAAATGAAGGTCACATTTATATTATATCTAATCAAGCTTGGAAGGGGTGGTATAAAATTGGTAGTGCTATGGATGCCCTAGATAGGCTGAAACAGTTTCAAACTTCTAGCCCTCTCCGTGATTACAAACTTGAGTATAAAATTAAAAGCAAGAATAGATTACAGGTAGAGATGGAAGTACACTCTCGTTTAAAAGAAAAGCATGAGCGTAAGTACGAATGGTTTAAGATGGATAAAGACAAAGCTAAAAGATACATTCGTGAAGCCGTGGCTCGTGACAAACTAAGGAAGGAGATTCCTAATGAAACAACTTGATACATTAATAGAAGACATCTACTCTTCTATAGAACCTTTATGTCAAGGTGAAAGTTTAAATATAAGTGATGAAGAGCTAGATGCTTTTGCTGAATCTATGAAGCAGGTTATTGTTTCGTGGGCTAGGCCGTCTAAACGTGATAGTAATTTTAATGTAAGGATGTCTAATGTAGGCCGCCCTCTCCGTCAGTTATGGTATGAATCTAAGAGCGAGGTTAAGAACGTAGTTAACCCTCCCACTATGATTAAGTTTCTCTACGGTCATCTTCTTGAAGAAGTATTACTGATGCTTGTCCGTGCGGCAGGGCATACTGTTACTGATGAGCAGAAAGAGATTGAGCTTAATGGTATTAAAGGCCACATGGATTGTAAGATAAATGGTGAGGTAGTTGATGTTAAGACTGCGTCTTCCTTTGCTTTTAGAAAGTTTAAATATGGCTCTCTAGCAGAGGATGACCCCTTCGGTTACTTAGCTCAACTAGCAGGCTACGAGGAGGCAGAAGGGACAGAAGAAGGAGGCTTCTTAGTTATCAATAAAGAAACAGGGGAGTTATGTCTACACCGACCTGAGGATTTAGATAAGCCTAATGCAGGGATAAGAATTAAAAACATTGATAAAGTTTTAAAGAGAGCCACGCCTCCTGAAGAGTTATGCTATAAGCCTGTTGCCGAGGGTACAAAAGGTAACATGCGGATACATAAGAACTGTAGCTACTGTGCCTTTAAGTTTAAATGTTTTAAAGATGTTAATGATGGTGAAGGTCTAAGAGGTTTTAAATATTCTAAAGGTGTGACTTACTTCACAAAACTAGTAAGCATCCCTAAGGTAGAGGAAGTATTATGAACGGAAGAGTAGCTAAGAAACACCGCAGGGCAGCAGACAAAGTAGCACTAGCTTGGCTTAAAACTTTAGTCAGCGAAGAAGAAGCCAAGGTTTATACTATTAAAAACTTTAAAGGTTATCTTACAAAGACTACTCACATCATGACAGAAGGGCAGTATACTATTATGCCTCACTCTTATAGGTGGTTTACCCGTACTGTAAAGAAGTTTGGAGTAGATAAGCTTGAGCAAAGAATCAATAGATAACTTTGAAGAATCTGTTAAACTAATTGGAATGGTTTTAGTTCTTGCAGAGTATTTAGATAGTGGAACACCTGTAGAAGAAATACCTACGGTGTACCTACAAGAATTAATTGATAGACTAACCGATGAGTTAAGTAACAGAAACGAAGAAGGGATAATACATTGACAACTAAAAGCAAAATACGAAGTGGGTTAAGGCGTAAAAGAGTAAAGCGGCCTATAGAAAAAAATGTACCTTCTACTTACGATTCTAACTGGGAGTTCGAGCTACACTCTGGGCTGCTTAAGAACTGGAAACATCACAAAGCAGAGCTTGTAAGCTATACAATTACGCATACTTATGAACCTGACTTTGTTAGAAGAGTAAAAGGTAAAACTATTTTACTTGAAGCTAAAGGTAGGTTCTGGGATTACTCTGAATACAATAAGTACATTTGGATTAATAAAGTATTAGACAGTAACACTGAATTAGTTTTCTTATTTGCTAACCCTGCCGCTCCCATGCCACAGGCTAAGAGGCGTAAGGATGGTACAAAGAGAAGCCACGGTGAGTGGGCATCTGCTAACGGCTTTAGGTGGTACAGTGAAGACTCTCTGCCTAATGAGTGGATAGATCGTAAGTTTAGGAACAGCGATAGTTTTAAGATTGAGTACTACGATATTAATAAGGAAGTAGAATGACAACTATTATTAATCCAGATCCAGTAAATAATCCTACACATTATAATTCAGGTAAGCTTGAGTGCATCGAGGCGATGGAAGCCATGCTTAGCCCTGAAGAATTTATAGGTTATCTGCGCGGTAATTCATTTAAATACAGATGGAGATTCCGCTACAAGAATGGTATAGAAGATTTACGAAAAGCTAACTGGTACGAACAACGACTTATTGATTACATTGTGGGAACAGACTATGAGTTCTAAGATAGGCATCCAAGAATATCTTGGTATTAAAATTGATTACGACAAGGAAGTTCTCTTAAACACGTTTGCTAAAGAGACTCTTAAAGACAGATACCATTGGCAGGAAGAAGAATATGCTCAAGAATCTTTTGCAAGGGCTAGTGTCTATTGTGCAACATACCGTGGCGATACTGATTTCGCTCTTGCGCAGCGACTTTACAATTATGTTAGCTCTCTCTGGTTCATGTTTAGCACTCCTATCCTTAGCAACGGGGGAACCAGTAGGGGCTTACCTATCAGCTGCTTTCTTAATTATGTCCCTGATAGCAGGTCTGGTTTATCTTCTCACTATGATGAGAACATATGGCTCGCTAGTGGAGGTGGAGGCATTGGTGGATATT